GTCTTCTGAGCTGCCGCCATAATCTTGGCAGCGGCGACCTTATGCTTATCCATGTGCTCAATGATTCTCGCCTTAGCGTCTTCAGGCAGAGTTTCAAAGTACTTCTTCTGGGTAAATTCTGCACACTCAGCGTAGTGAGACGTGTGCTCATGCCAGACTTGGACAGGAGCGGCTTCGCCTTCGATTAGGCGCATGAACTCCTCACGCTGCACACGTCGCGCCTGCTCGAAGAGGTCGCGAATGTCGAGCATATCGCCATCGACGAGGATGGAGATGAGCTTCTGCATGTTGCCGCCAGCCTTCTCGAAGATACCACTCTTGACGAGTTCGAGAACTTGCTGCTTACGGGCGCTTGGGTCGATGGGGAGATACATGCCATAGTCACAGTAAACTCCATACTGACCGATGAGGTCTGAGCCCTTGAAGAACTCATAGTTGTGAGACTCTTCTTTGCCAGAGACTTTGAACATGCGCTCTTCAGTGGCGTACTGCGCAGTGTTCGAGAGACTTTGTTCGTAGATGCGCTTGAGGAACATCTTCTTCTTCGAGAAGAGACGCACCATTCTGGCTTCGCCGCGTTCAATCGCTGTCTGGACAGTGTAGCTCGACAGCTCTCTGTTGACTTCGCCTCTGTCGAACTCGCTGGACGAGTAGAGCTGGTCGAGTTCTTGTGAAGCCAGGGTGTGAAGCCGCCAGATGTCAGTCGTGACGTTCCCAGGCTGCAGGTAGACTGGCTTCTCCCCTAGCGCTGCGTTATATGGGATCCGAACCCCAGGGTGGTTCGATGCCACATCATCAGAAGTGGCCCCCTCTGGCCAGAGAAGATGGAGATTTCCATGCAACTCAACGTTTGTGATCACCTGCATGAAGAGCTGGTTGATGGCTTCTTGCATCGGCATCCCGAGAACAGCTCTCGAGAGCCCGTAGGGATCGTTCTCGACGTCGACGTCGGTGAGGACAGCAAACGGGAGTTGCTTATGGTCGAAGGGGTTAGCGTCCCGCCGAAGTATTTTGATCTGAGTTTCGCCGTCCTCTACAAAGAGAATGTAGGCACCGTTCATCCCGTTCCAAGGCTGCGCCCGCTCCCAGTACTCCCAGAGATTGATAGCACTTTTACGGCGCTTGGGCTCGTAGGCTTCTTTTTGCTGCTGCCCGTGTGTCTTATCCTGGCTGAGCTTCTTCGATAATTGCTGCAGATACTCTGCGTGCTCAGGCATCGCCCACACCGCTTTTTCGATGGGGATTCTTCGCTCTTCCATGCACCAGTCGGCGTCAACGTCAAACTCTGTGGCGTTGTCGTCAATGATGAAGGAGTCAGGGTTCACAGAGCGGTACTCATAATCTCCCTCCATAAGGAAGTCATGCTCTCCGAGCTTCCCATCCTGCTTCAGATTTGCGATCTTGTCTGCGTCTTCCATGACGCGACCGCCTTCTTTGTTCCACCCTGTGTAAATGATGCCTGTGCCTGTGATTGCTGTGGAGAGATAAACCCCCTTCTCCAGAACGCTTTTAAGCGGCGTGGCTTGGCGAATGTGCTCAGTCACTATCTGCGCCAGCTCTGTGGCTCTCAGGTTCTCATAGTCGCGATTGTAGGGCTTGGTGGAGACGGCGGGCTCAGAGATGCAGAGCTTGGCGTGGAGCCCCTGCGTCAGGTTCAGAAGCTTCAGAGAATCGAGGTAAGTCTCGTCAGTCGTGGCTTGAATCTGAGTCTGGATGAGAGCAGAGACCATCGAAGCGTCGATGCCTCCGAATCCCTTGTTGATGACGCCCTGGTACGTGTTCCGCGCAGCCGTCCACTCAATCTTCATGCGCTTGAGTCTGGCTCTTCCGTCTGCGAGCTTCTCTTGAAGCTCGACTTGCAATTCATCGTCAGCTTTCACTCGTAGCTTTGCCATGCCGTCACACTCCTCTCAAACTGCGAGCTTGAAGCTCTGATCTGCGTTGTACAGACTCGGCTTTTATTCTCTCAGCGTTTACTTTGACGCTGGCTATAAACTTAACATGACTCTCAGTCACCAGGGCTGTGGCTTCCAAATTCCGAGTTAAGTCATTGAGTTTACGCTGCAGGGTGCTGCACCAGACTGCGAGCCCTGTAATCAAGATAAAACAGATGGCGAAACCAGAGATCATCCCAATCATCGTAACCCTCTCCCTCTCAACGCTGTCACAGTGGCGCGTCTCGCTGTGGCTGTGACTTGTCGTCGTGATTGTTGCTGTTGTGTGCTTCCAACCTGAGCCCACTTTTTCCTAAGATTATCCATATGGTGCTTGACCATATCTTCCTGGTTGTCAGGGCGCATGACGACTCTGCCAGGGATGAAAGGTGGGATCTCCCTACAGAAGTACTGCAGGCAGTCGACCATATGGTCTTTCTTCTTGTAGATTTCACCGTCGTCTTTTCTACGATAGGCATAGATTTGCTTGACGAGTGGGGCTGCGCCGACCTTAAAGAACTTGACGCGCTTTGTGACCATCGCATCACGAGTTTGCATGATGAGAAGAGACTTTCTCTTCATGACGCAGGCACGCCAGCGGCCCTGCTTTCCCACTTGATGAGACCCAAACCAGCTTTCAGCATTGTCGTAAAGGCTCATCGTGTATTGGAACTCAGGATAAGGGGCGAGCTTGTCGATTTCACGCTCAATATCTGCAGTCGTGCAGAGCTTATTCTTCCACTCAAGCTCAACAGCGTTGATGACAAACCACTGCCCGTCTGCCGGGTCTTCTGCGAGGATGATGGCACCCGTTCTATGCGTGGCAGGGTCAGAGATTCGTGCTCTGCGCCACTCCAACGGCACTTCAAAGTCTGGCACACACTCTGGATGGACGTTCTCAAAGACCTGCTTGCCTTTGGGCTCGTAGTACCACTCCCCAGAGAGGCGCGTGTTGCGCATGGCTTCTGGGAGATGAGACCACTCATCCATCGCACGTTCGAGCTTCTCTGGGTCGTTGGCGAAGAGAGGATTGTCGACGAGACCCCATTGATAAACATGGAGGTTCTTGTGGTTCTCAACGTAGTCCTTAATCTCTTCGTTTACGACGACAGGGGTAAACCCCATCACGAAACAGCCATTGTTATCGAGAGTACGAGTCACAAGTTCGATAAGGATGTTGAGATGAGGTGGCATTTCATCGATATAAATGCCATCGACAGCCATACCCATCTTCGAGAGGAGGTTCTGCGAGTAAGTTTTGAAGACAATCGTGTCTCCATTGCGAAACTTCACAGAATCTATGATTTCAATGCCCTTATCCTTGCGAGTTGACACCCCAGAGACGAAATCGTCGTCTGTGAAGTACCACTCTGGGATAAATCGCTTGAGATATAGGCCCCAACAGACGTCTTTCAAGAACTCAAACGTAGGCGCGACGACCCAGAAGACTTTCCCGCCGCCTTCCATGTATTCGTCTTCAGTTTCAGCGTTCCACTCTGGGAGATAGTGGTGCTTGCGCATGACTTTCCACGCCAAATCACGCATCGTCGTGAAAGTCTTGGCGCCGCGGTTGCCGCACCGCGCTAGCTTTGTGAGATGCCTGTCTGAGAGGAACTGCTGCTGCTTTTTGAAGGGCCGCGCAGTCGGATCCCAAGGCATGAAGAGCTTGTCAACGAGTCGTTTTTGGCGCAGGAGAGCTTCCCGAAGCTCCCTCACCTGGTCGTGGGTGACGTCTATGCTCATTTCTTACCTGATCTCAAGCGGTTGGCCTCTGCGGTATTCCAGCCACGAGTTTTGAAGCGGGCTCTGCCGCCATCTTTCTCGCCTAGGTGGTCCCCAGGATCATAATGAGCTGCAACCATATCTTTGCCAGGATCTTTACCACCATTCTTCTTGATAAGCTCTTCTCGCGCCACAGAAATGACGCGCCCGTAGCCGTCAGGCCCTTTGAGATATTTCGATCGCACTTTGTCATAGCCAATCCCCTTGGCAGTCAGACTGTTGCGTGTCTGCTTGTGCTTTGCTTGAACTCTTGTCTTGAATCTTTCCTCAGACATTCCTTTGTCCTCCGACGTTGGAAGGATACTGACACCCAGTTGACGCTGCAAGTTTAGCTTGATGGTATCATTGTCTTGGGAGGTGTAGCCATGAAGCTCACGACGAAGCCAGATGCAAGGATCACTTGGGCCACGATTGATAAGTATTGGGCAGAGACTCCGCGACGCGAGGGCTCCCGCTCCATCAATCTCTTTATTGAAGAGAGTTATCCTTACAGAGACCAATATCATTGGCTCTGGCTCTTCTTGTGGTGCTCTGTGAGAACCAAATTCTTCACGACTGATGCTTACACGAAGCACTGTGACCCAGGGGCTCTTGGCGAGAACTTCCAGACGGATAGGATGGGTGCAAAGGCTGCGGCTGCAGAGTTCTCGAAGTATGACGATACTCGGATGTTGGACGATGAAGCTGCGATGATGAAGGAGTACGAAGCAATCTTGGAGTTTTCGATTGGCGCCAACCCTCGTGCTGAAGAGCCGAACCCTCTTCCGCCTCCTATCATCGTTCCGCCGCCGCCTCCCCCTGCTCCTGTGGAACCTGAGCCTAAGAAACCTGAAACCCCTGCTGAGCCCGCAAAGGCTGCGTGGAAAACTTACGCAAAATGGGCTGCTCTTGTCATGGGTGCGTTGGCTGCTCCTGCCTATGCCTTCCTCCCAGCGATTGGGGATTTTGTCTACTCTATCATCTTAAAATGGCTTCAAAGTGTTGGCGGTTGACATACGGATGTGCAGCCAGATAGACTGGATGTGGTCCCAAACCACCACGTTAAGAGAAGGAGATTCATTATGGATAATGAATTGTTTGTCACGGAAGAGGCCAAAATGTTGTCGATGAAGGTTGCTGATGGGAAGTTTCTTATCGAAGTCGACCCCAACAAGAATGGCAAGCCTGTTCTAACCCTGGCTCTCGACCTCTCTGAAGTCCCCTCTGAAGTTGCCTCTATCTTCGTGAAGAAGTGAGTGCTGGACTTTCTCAGCGATGAGAAGTAGAGTTCCCCTCGCGCCGCTCGAGTGGTGCTGTTAACGGGCCGCTGCAATCTCTTCCCTGGGAGCAGCGGCCTTTTTCATGCCCGAACTGCCTTCGCGATTGCCTGCCCCACAGCGACAGCGCGCTCAGCCTCTGCATATTCATCGCTCGCCCCTGATGAGAAGGGCAAAATGACTGCGATGTAGCGCTCAGAAATCCACTCATCAACAATCTGGAATGGCCCGTGCTCCCCAGGTGCCACGCTTAATCCCTGCTCGTCGAGAGCTTCTGCCACAGCCCACGCAAAATCCCGGTTCGGGATTGCTGACGCTTCCACAGTGAGGACGGCAGCGGGCGAGACCTGCGCCATAATTCCGACGTAGTATTCTTTGCAGTCTGCATATGCATTGGCACTGAGCACTCTGGCTTCAACACCCAGCTCTCTGAGCGTCAGGGCGATGGTGTCTGCAGCGTCAGTGGCGATGGCCATTGCCCGCTTCCCGGGCCGACGCCCACGCTGCACGAAGTGATTTGGGTCGATGCAGATGTAAGGGGTTTCGACAGCTTCGACTTCAGGAGGCAGCGCACGCAGCAGGGCGTCTGCCTGCGGGAAGAAGGAGACGACTTTCTCCCAGTCGTTGGAGATTTGGGTGTGCCAGTAGCGGATAGGGCAGACGCGCTTCAGGAAGGAGCGGCAGTCGCCCAAATCCGCTGTCACTTTGGGGTTCACAAAAACCCAGGCTTCAAATTGAGCCACGTCGCCACAGTTTAGCGCCTTGTCGTCTCCGGCCACAAGGAGGGCTGCCACTGCCAAACGCAGGTGCGGATAATTGACGAAACTTTTAGAGATTTTACGCGCCGTTTCCATACTATTTTGATGCATATTCCTAGCTCCTTTGAAGATGCAAGGAGAATAGCCCTGGAGGAGGTCGCTTGCAAGCTCGGAATTGCTGTGGCATTCTTCTGGCGGTACTCAGTTCGGCTTACCCGCCAGAAGAGTTTCAAGCCTGTCTTAGGTTTTCACGTAGTTCAGTGAATGCATGTGCATATTGAGTTTCTCATTAACACTTTGTTCACTGGTTCCTCGATGATTGTTCTCCCTAAGACAGGCCCATCTCTCACTTCCCAGCCAATTTACGCCTTACACGCTCGTGGCGAGCTTCTGCGACTTGACGCTTGGCTTCATCCATCCGCTCTTCAGGCGTGCCACTGACGAGGATTCTAGGCAGCTCTTTGTGCTCAGCTTCAAACTCCCGGGCGGGCATCTGCACAGTCTTGCTTTTAAGCTTGGCTTTGAATCTTTCTGAAGCGTCCACGTTCAGCACCCTTTCGCAGCCTTCTTCTTCAGACTGTCACGGAACTTGTTGAAGGGGGCAGAAGACTTACCCTCTGCAGGCTTCGCAGCAGCATCTTTGGAATTCTTGAACTTCTCGATGGCGAGAGACTTCTTCTTTGAATCCTTGGCTTCAAACGGCTTAAATGCAGACATATGCGTCTCCTGTTAACAAGTTAAAGGCTCGCTTGCATTGTAACATGGGCTCCGGCAGAATAGCTAAGCCGACACACTAGCGGCAATTGACGCCTCTATTACCTTTCATTTTGAAGCCTGCTAATTGCGGGCTTCTTTTTTAGGTGTGATATGAAGATAGGCTACTTCTACACTGAGAAATTCAACGCTGTTATGCGCGAGCTTGAGAAAGCGGACTGGAATCGCACACACGCAGCCGTAGCGCTGGGCATCTCTTTATCATCAGTGAGGTGTTGGATTCGCGAAGCTAAGGCCTGCGGCATTCACGTACCAGACTCACCAAAGTTGCGTCACAAGAAAGATGCTGTATAGTCCGTGGCGTGCCTTCCATCGGCCTCTCCGCCAAGGAGAGCACACGTCCGCCCAGTGATCGAGACCTGGGTGGGCTCCCTTCCTTCACATCTCACACACATCGCTTTCAACCAAGCCATTCCAGCGAGCCTGCGAGCCACGGGAATCCACGTGCGTGAAGCTCGCATACCGTCCTAATCCGTCGAAGCTCTCGCAGGCATTGGCGACAGCGCTAGGACTCATTCCAGCTACGACAATATCCGTCGCACATCCCTGCACATGCTCTGAGTTCGGCACACCGCCGACTTCAGCATTGTGAGCAGGGCAACGGTATGCACTGTTGATTGAGATAGGCTTGCCAAGCTTATCTCTGAGCTTTTGCAGATTGGCGACGTGCGTGCTGTCTACCTTCACAGTCGAACAACGCGAGCACTTGCAAGCCCATTCGCTCAAGTGAAAGTTCTTTGAGAGCTGAATATTTTGACCTTTGGTGTAAGTCTTGACTGCCACGGGAATCACTCCTTCGCTGTCTGTTAGGAAACTGATAATGCCTTGTGCGATGGCTTCTGCTGCCTTCTCGCTGCGCTTAATCGCTGCGGCCTGGTCGTTGTAAGGGTTCAGAAAATAGCTCTCACAGAGGACGCAAGGACCGCTACAAACCTGCTCCGCAGCATCGAGAACGCCGAGGCCCTGTGCTCGGCTGCCACGGTTCTTCGTGCCGAGCGCAATCGAGATGCGGTTGCAGAGGTCCGCTGCGAACACTTTCGACGAAGCCTTAGCCTTGTCGTTGTCGAAGAGAACTTCAGTCCCTAAATCAGCATCGCCGTCATAAGAGTTGTGGTGCAGAGAGACAAAGCAGTCATAGCCTCGCGCATGGCTTCCAATATCCCCGAGACCATCTGCTGGCGGGTCATAGATGGTAGCCACGATTCCGGCCGCTTCTAGGACTCGCTTGATGTAAACAGCCTGAGCGCGGTTCAGCACTTCTTCAAGCACTTTATTGCTGTTTGATCTAGCTCCGACGTGCATATCGCTGTGGCCGGGGTCCAACAACGCGCGCTTTCCAGTCGGCTTCACTGGCGTCGTGACAGTGCCGCCAGCCGCAATCAAGTCGCTCTTGGCTTGTGGGAGCTTGGCCAGAACCTGCTCAACATAGTGAGCATCAGCAGCGGGATCGCACCAGATTCTGCCGATGAACTTAATGAACTCTTCGCCAGTCGAAGAGTGAGATTCCCAGCCGGAGTAAGGCGAACGTGCCAAGAATCTGAAATAGCCAGCAATAGAATTGCTCAAGGCATTGAAGTGGCAGCCTCCCT